GGTTGAGCCAAAAATGAGGCGTCCGAGAACCCATGGCGACACAGTCCCGTTTAGGCGGGAACGCGCCTACTGGCAAGCCCGCGTCCGGGCCGGTGGTGTCGACTGCGTGCGCTGCGGTTTCCCGATCGAACCCGATCAGCCGATGGATCTCGGCCACGTCGACGGCGACCCGACCCGCATCGCCGGCCCGGAGCATCGCCACTCGCGGCACTGTCCCGCCGGCGGGAATCGCGCGACCGCTGGCAGGCGTGGCAAGCGGACGTCGCGACGGTGGTAGCGCTCGAGCAGCCGGTCGGCGTTCTCGGCAGTCAGTCTCCGCGTATCGAGCTCATCCCGGACGGTGACGAGCATCCGCGCTGGCCCGAGATGCTCGCGTTCCTCGAGCGGGTCGACCTGAAGCTCGACCCGTGGCAGGAGCGAATCCTGTGGGCTTCGCTACTCAGGGTCTCGGACGGATGGGCCGCGCGCCGGATCGGTGTGTGCTGTCCCCGGCAGAACGGTAAGAACGTGATCCTGGCCGCGCGTCAGCTCATCGGCGCCTACCTTCTGAACGAGAAGATGGTAATTCACTCGGCGCACCTCGCCGACACGTCCATGGAGCACTTCCGCTTCCTCGACAACCTGATCGACGCGAGCGAGTGGCTGCACCCGGACATCCGGCACATTCGCCGCCAGAACGGTCACGAACAGATCACGTTCTCGAATCGCTCGCGGATTCGGTTCAGGACGCGGACGAGCGGTGGAGGTCGCGGCTTCAGCGGGAGTCCCCTGGCTTTCGATGAGGCGATGTATCTGTCCACGATCTCGTATGCGGCGATGCGCCCGATGATCTCGGCGCAACCCGATCCGCAGGTCTGGCTTACGGGCTCGGCCGTCGATCAAACGACGATGCCGGATGGGCTCGTATTCGCGCGGCTTCGCGAGAATGCGCTGGCGGGCGTGACCGACGAGGATGGGTCGATTGCCTACTTCGAGTGGTCGCTGGACTACCCGACGCCCGCCGACGTGCCGCCTGATGTGATGATGACCGAGGAGGCGATGGCTCAGGTCAACCCGGCATACGGGCGGCGCATCACCCGGCAGACGATCATCGAGGAGATTCAGGACTTTCCGTCCGACCGGATGTCGGCGGTCGAGCGGTTCGGCGTCGGTGACTGGCCGAAGGCGGACGGTACGCCCTCCGTCATCGACCTCGCGCTATGGGCCAAGCTCACCGATCCGCGCTCCAAGGCGGTTGACCCGGTGGTCTTCGCCTTCGATGTGCGAGAAGACCGCGGTAAGAGCGTGATCGCTGCGGTTTGTCGACGCCGAGACGGGCCGCTCCATCTCGAGGTCTTCGACCAGCGCGACGGCACGGGCTGGCTCGTCGAGCGCCTCGGCGAGCTCGACCGCAAGCACCGGCCGCTCGCCATCGTCCTGGACGGCTTCGGGCCCGCCGCCTCGCTCATCCCCGAACTGGAGCAGGCCCGCGTCGTCGTGCAGGCGCTCACTACCCCCGAGGTCGCCAAGGCGTGCGGGATGTTCTTCGATGCGGTGCAGCAGGCGCAGCTCCGGCACCTGGGCTCGGCCGAACTCCTGGCCGCGATCAAGGGCGCTGCCCAGCGTCCGATCGGTGACGCCTGGACGTGGTCGCGTAAGAACTCGGCCGCGGACATCTCGCCGCTCGTGGCCTGCACGCTCGGCGTGTGGGCGGTGGTCTCGGCCGAACGCAAGCCGGGAGCGTGGATGAGCGGCGGGTAGGTGCCGATAGGCGCTGTGTGGCCGAAAAGCGCGGTGTCCTCGACCGATTCCTGACGTGGGCCAACGGTGGCGAGGTAAGTCGCTCATGGCCGACGTTCACCTTCGACGGCAATCGCTATCCCTACGGCTTCGGCCCGTCGAGCATCTCGGCCAAGCAGGAGCCCCCGGATGCGTCCTTCGCGGGCTATGCCGCGATGCTGTACCGGGCAAACCCCATTCTCTTCGCCTGCGCCATGCTCCGGCTCTCGCTCTTCTCGGAGGCGCGCTTTCAGTTTCGCCGCATCCGCTCCGGGCGTCCGGGCGATCTCTTCGGCACGCCGGCGCTGAGGGTGCTCGAGACGCCGTGGCCGAACGGGACGACCCGTGACCTGCTCGCCCGAGCGATACAAGACGCGGACATAGCGGGGAACGCCTTCTTCACCCTGCGCGGCGGCTTCCTGCGGCGGATGCGCCCGGACTGGGTGGCGATCGTGCTCGGCTCGGAATCTGAGGAGTGGGATGCCGAGGACGAGCTCGACGCGACCGTCGCCGGCTACGTCTACAAACCGGGTGGGATCTCCGCAACTTCGGAGGCAGTCGTGCTTCTGCCCGAGCAGGTGTGCCACTTCGCTCCCATTCCCGACCCGACCGCGCGCTACCGGGGGATGTCCTGGCTCGAATCGATCGTGCAAGAGCTGATGGCCGACAGCGCCGCGACCGAGTTCAAGCTCAAATACTTCGAGCAGGGTGCGACGGCCAACGTGGTCGTGAACGTCGAGGACCCGAACATCCAAACGGAAGAGCAGTTCAAGAACTGGACGCAGACTTTTCGCCGTTTGCATGAGGGCACCGACAACGCCTTCAAGACGATGTTCTTCACCGCTGCCACGAAGGTCAGCACGATCGGCTCGAACCTCGATCAAGCGGCGTTCAAGGTCGTGCAGGGCGCGGGCGAGACGCGAATAGCCGCAGCCGCCCGGACTCCGGCCGTGCTGGTCGGTATCTCGGAGGGACTGCAGGGCTCGAGCCTCAACGCGGGCAACTACGACGAGGCGGGCCGACAGTTCGGCGACCTCACGATGCGCCCGCTCTGGGGTGGATTCGCCGGGGCCATCGCTCCGCTGGTGGATGTGCCGAGCGATGCCGAGATTTGGTACGACGATCGCGACATTCCGTTTCTGCAACAGGACGTCAAGGACGCGGCTGAGATTCAGGCGACACAGGCGCGGACGATTCGCGAGCTGCTGGACGCCGGTTATCAGGCCGATAGCGTCATAGCTGCGGTCAACGCTGGTGACTGGTCTCTGCTCGAGCACTCGGGCCTGTTCTCGGTGCAGTTGCAGCCGCCGGGAACGGTCGCGCCCGAGCCGTCGAGCAACGGAGCCGCGGCTCTGCCGATAGGAGACGCGATATGAGCGAACACGAACAGGAGTTCATGACGGGCGGCGAGCTCGTCTACCGCGCAACAGACCAGGCGACATTCCAGGACTCGGACGGCGCGATGGTCGTCGAGGGCAAGATGGTGCCCTACAACGAGCCGACCGAGATCAACTCCCGGATCGAGGGGCACTTCTTCGAGATGTTCCTGCCGCGGGCGCTCCGCAAGACGATCACTGAGCAAGCCAACCGGATGCGCCTGCTCTTCGAGCACGGCAAGGATCGGCTCGGCGTTCAGTCGCTCGGCAAGATCGAGGAGCTACGCGAGGAGGATGACGGCGCTTACTTCCGCGCTCGTCTCTTCGACTCGGTTCCGCCGCTCATCGTCGATGGGCTGCGGAACAACCAGTACGGAAGTTCGATTCGCTTCAAGCCGGAGAAGTGGCTGCCCATTCGGGGCAAAGCGACCGACTACAACCCCGAAGGTATCGAGGAGCGCCACATCACCGAGGCGGTGGTCAGGGAGATTTCCCTTACGCCGTTCCCGCAATACGCTGGCGCCACGGCGCACATGCGTTCCATCACGGACGAGATCGCAGCCAAGGAGCTACTCGGCGGCGACCCGGTAGCCCTGCTCGATCTACTCAACCGAGTTGCACAACAGGAGGAGCCGCAGCACTCAGAACGGGAGGAGCCTGAAGACCAGGCTCCCGAGCCGAGCCGCCGCACTCAGCCAGTTCACGACTACCTGAACCCAGAGGAAGGAGAACCATCGTGGCGGCTGTAACGAAGGACGAGCTCCGTTCGGATGTCGAGGAAAAGAAAGCACGCATCCTCGAGATCAGCGCGGAGACGGAAGGTGCGCGGTTCAGCCCGGAGCAGAGGGATGAGTACAACAGGCTGAACACCGAAGTGGACGAGCTCGAGGAGCACATCTCCGAGCTGGTCAAGCGCGAGACCAGGCTCGAGGTGCTCGCCGGGAATCCCCGCGCGCTCGAGCGGGTCGAGTTCTCGACGGCTCGCCCGGGTGTCGCCCGCGGCGAAGACATCTACGACCTCTCGACGATCACGCGGAGTTGGGACAACCCGGAGCAGGAGGAGCGGGAGCTCCACGACCGCGCTATGCGCTCGGTCGAGTCTGCGCGGTTCCCGCATCCCGCCGCAGACGCGGAGGACACGCAGGGCCATCTCGAGCGATTGCTCGGCGATGGTGAGGGCGGCAACCGCAAGGGTGCGGACATCGCCCGCCACCTGCTCGCCACCGGCTCCTCGGCGTACCGTCGTGCGTTCACGAAGGCTCTGTCGGGTCAGCCTCGCACTCAGCAGGAGGAGACCCTGCTCTACCGCGCGATGTCGCTCACGACCACGTCGGGCGGATTCGCGGTCCCGTTCGTGTTGGATCCGACGCTGATCCCCACGTCGAACGGGGCGGTCAACCCGTACCGGCAGATCGGCAACGTCATTCAGATCAGCGTTGACGAGTGGCGCGGAGTCTCGTCGGGAGGCGTCACGCCAGCATTCCAGGCGGAGGCAGCGGCCACCA